CTTTCTTGCGATTCATCGTAGGAATGCGATCCCGGATCAGTCCTCCGCCTCCTCACGAACGGACTCCCACGCTTCGGTCGGTAGATCGTCTACGGGCAAGTTGTGCATAACGCAGCTTTCCTTGCCGACGACTCCTTTGAAGACGTAGGGTTCGCGATGTAGAGGGGGAGGGCAGACACGGAACTCACTCAAGGGAAGAGGACCACGACGATGTTTAGGTACTCGCTGCCGGATACCGTACCACAAATGGCCCACCCTGGCCTGAGTGTCATTGCACTGTGACTCGTTAGCAAGCGAGCCGCAGGGCATGAACATCCAGGAAGGAAGTGGTGTCAAGGTGGTTGACGGTTCCCGCTCCTCAACGACAACTGGCTTAGGCATGTTCAGTTTATCTCGGATCGACCAGTCGAGATCAATCTCAACCTCTACTGAGGCGGGGAGTGATCGCGTCTGGATTGCCCGAAGATACTTCTGACCAAGGCCGAAGGTCCAGGTGTCGGAGAGGTAGCGCGCAGTGAGCCTGCTCATCTTCGACGGTTCTCGCTGGGACCTGAGAGGATGGTCGATAGGCGGGAGAGGAAACCCGGCTCCCCCCAACCAAACTGGAACGCATAACGGCATTCCCTCCGGCAGAGCGTCGAGGACTTGACGTCCGACCGCCCTGAAGAGGAAATCGTATGCGACCACCTGGTTGGGACAGGAGTCGAGGAACTTCCGCCAACAGACCTCCTTCGAAGTACCCCAAATCTGAGGGTTGCAGAAGGGACTGACCTCGTCGGTTGAGAGACCGACGGTGCCATTCTTCATGCTACCTCTGGCAAGGCCAAGGTCGATGATGGTCTCGCGCGTTCCCCGGAAGAACTCGACAATGCTCTCCTCGTAGCGATCGACATTGTGATACTGGCGCTTGATGTGCCACATCTCACTGTTGATCGTCGCGATTTGAGGATGTCGGAAGTTCTTTCCGATGGAAGGCGTGAGTCCACCGAACTTGACTATGTCTTTCCAGATAAGGTACTCCAGGTCGGAAGTACGGCAGAGGAGATCGTCCCCGTTGACAAGCATAGGGAGCTCATCCAGCCAGTACAACACAGGAGTTGGCGATGCCAACTCAAGTGCGTAGCGGGTCAAAGCCGCGTTAAACAGACAGAGAATTGGAAAGCTGACGGGCGAGCCCATAAGCTGACCTTTCTTCTGTTGTGTAGCGCGACCGAAACCCTCTGCGGTCTTGTACTGGAGGGTGTGCCTCGTAAGCGAGTCACGGAGGATCAACCTATCTTCGAGCGGAACTCCGATGCAGCAGCAGATCTCTTCTAGGCAAGCTTCCGAAAGGTCGCTGTCTAGGTGGTCTGTCGCCGCCGCGTAGTCACCGGACGTAAACATGCGTCCGTCGGTCGTGTCACAGTTTCCTAGGAATCTGTTCATGATCGACGTACTCATGGGTGCGCCCACAAGCTCGAAGGTTGGATGGTCCTTTAACGGTCTCCACATTTCTGGCTGCCAGCGACGGGCCAGGTGATAGTGATGGGCTGGACCCCTCGTTATCACTCGGACCTTAAAAGGCTCCGGAAGCCCCACGGGTTGGGCTACCATATCTTCTTTCCACG